GAATATACTGACAATCGAGAGGTTAATGTTAGGTTTGATATGGGTAGAAAGTTTGCAAGAGCATACTATCGTGATGATATGAAAGCTAAAAATCTTAACCCAGATTTTCATTTAACTATCAATGATGACTACTCAAAAAGAAATCCAAAATACTACAATGATGAGAGTGCAGTAAATAAATTTTTGGGTTTCAGTACATCTTCTAATGATGATAAATCTGTCATTACACCTAAAGCAAAATGGGAAAATGATTTTCAATTATGGGTTATTGGAACATCTTATTGTCATTCAAGACAATTCAAAGTTGATGAGAATACTTTAAACTTTTTTAAGATGTATGTTGCTAGTGCCGACAATGTAATCAAAGAGCATGAACAAATGTATAGTTATGTTGAGGGCAAAATGCAGAAAGTAAGATTAGGTTTAAAATCTTATAGAACATTCGACCAAGCAAAAGCACTTGCAGATAAAGTTGGTGTTGTTTTAAATGAAACAATGTTGAATGAAAGTTCTAGTTTAGCACTTTCAATCTACTCACCAGAAAATCTGGCTAGTCTTTTGGAAGATAAAGAGGTCTTAACTAGAGATCAAAAGATCGCTATTGCAAGAAAACAAATGCAACAAAGTGTAAATTAACAGTTGACAAGGGCTATCCTATAATATAGGATAGTCCCAGAAAGAGAGAAAGAAATATGACTAAAACATTTTATATAACTTATTGGGCTTCTAAACATAAAAAGCACATAACAAGACAAGGCAAGCATGACGAGAAAAGCAGATATGGTACATCAAAACAAGGTGTCCCTTATTATGTTTACTATGACTTAGATAGTCATGGTTATAGAACTGCAACTACAAGTTGGAAAGTGAGGCACTAATGATAATGAGAATGATGATGACCTTAACAGGTTTAATATTAGCAATGTTAGGAATAATAACTGCAGTACATTCAGACCACCAAGTTTTAGGAGTATTACTTTTGTTTGGTGGTGTTATGTGTATGCACGAGGGGTTGCCAAAAAGATATTGACAATGATTGATTTATCCCATATGATCCAGGATATGACAGATACAATAACTAGAACAAATCCTTTCAGTGGTGTTAGCGTAGAACTAACAATGGAAGAGGCAGTAAGATACGATCAGATAAAACAAGATGAGGTTAACGAGAACTACGGCAGAATGCAAAGTGGTTTGACTTGGTTTCAAAAGAATAATGTTGATGCTTATTATAAGTTATTAGATTAACTCTCTCTATGAATGTGTGGGCCCGACTCAAGTGTGGCCCACACACCCCGGGCCAATAGAGGTACCAAGCCAATTCCAAAATCCGAAATCTTTTTAATTATTAATTAGTACATGTAACAGGGGTCCCACAGGGTACGTATTTATGCCGAGTTTTGTATAGTCAAACCCTCAAAAATCATTATAAGACTAAAAACAACATGTAAAAAATTTTATAAAAAATTTTTCAAATGCAAATAGATTTAGATAAAATAAATAAATTACCACCTGACGTCAGAGATAGATTTAAAAAAATCTTAGTTAAATACAAAGAAGAAGATAAAAAAGAACTTGCACAGAATGACTTTCTTGCATTTACTAAAACTATCTGGCCTGAATTTATTGAAGGTGCACATCATAAAACAATTGCAGATAAATTTAATAAGTTAGCTACAGGTGAAATAAAAAGATTAATTGTGAATATGCCACCAAGACATACAAAGTCTGAGTTTGCATCGAC